TAATATAATATATGATAAAATGGACCTAATAAATACCCACTTAAAATTAATACTCCAGACATTACTCTTTCTTTATTACTGAAATAATATAACCAGGTAGTAGTATGTAATAATGAAATAAATAAAAATATACAATATATTACATTTGCGATATTTCTACTTTCATTTAAATAACTTATTACCGTAATATAAAAATTATAATTTTTACTTCCTAATAATGTCCCTACAAATACTGAAGTCCCATATCCTAAAAATTTATGATATGTATACGATGTTCCTAATTTCAACATTCTCGAAATAACTATCAAATCATTATTAAAATGATCTACTGATAGAGCAAGAAATAATAATAAAAATATACTAGGAACTAATTTTAATAACATAAAAAATACTCCAGATATTAATAAATAGGCATATGTATCACTTTCTAATTTTTTGAATTTAAAAACATCTAAAAAACCATGTGATATAACAAATGACGTTAAGAAATTCGTCATTATACTTTGTTGTATATCTAATTCTTCATTTAAATTAAACATTTTCATATTTATTTATTTAAATAATTACCCTAACTATTTAAATAATTATAAAAAAATGAATAAACTACAAAAATCATATAAGATATGTCGTAATATTTTTTACGAATATGCTAAAACTTATTATTTGGGAGCAGTTTTATTTGAAAAAGAAAAATTTAAACATATATGTGCTTTTTATGGTTTTGTTAGAGTTATTGATAATATAGTAGATTGTGATAAAAAAACAAGTTTAATTAGGAAAAAGGAGATATTATTAGATTTAGAAACTTTATTTTTCACTATTTTCAATGAAAATAAAGATACTAATTATGATAATTTAACTTATTTAGATAATTTTTCTTTAAAAAATAATGAAAATATTGAATTATTTTATAAAATATTACCGGCAGTTATAAATTCATTTAGTAAAATTAAAATTAGTGAGAATTGTATTAGATATTTTTTTACTTCTATGAGAATGGATTTAGAAAAGTTTAATTATAATACATACAGAGAACTAGAAGAATATATGATAGGTTCTGCTGAAATTATCGGCGAAGTTATGTTTTCAATTATGGATAATAAAGACCAAAGTGTAGAAATGTTAGATTATGCCTACAGTTTAGGTCGCGCTTTCCAATTAACTAATTTTATTAGAGATATCAGAGAAGATTACGAAATGAAACCGAGTAGAATATATATCCCAATAGAAGACCAAGATGAATTTAAAGTATCGTTAGAATTTGATATACCTAAAATATTAAATAATACTATTAAAGATAATCAATTTTGTAATGTTAAAAAGTTAGTTAGTTATCAAATTCAACAGGCAAATAAATATTATGAGTTCGCACAAATAGGAATAAATAGATTAGAAGATAAAGAATGTATATACTTATCCAAAGTATTATATTCTTCTATTCATAATAAAATTATTGAAAATGATTATGATGTTTTTAAGGAAAGATGTAAGTTATCGTTCTATGAAAAAATGAAAATAACATATAATATACTATCTTGGTATAATTTATACAAATTTATACTAAATTATATTTGTTATACCTATTTCTTTTAGTATTTTATAATAAATAATAGATTTTATATGGAGAAAATAAATTATAAAAAGAGTAAAATAGTATTTTATATAGATATTTCTCTGATAATTTGAAATAATATGAAGAACTTTTTATAAATTGTTTTAAATCTATATTAGAATCGCAATTTAGGAATGTTATTTTATGTTGATAATATGATTTTTTTACTATTTCTTTAAAATATTGATATTGAAATTCTGCTGTTTCCGTTTGATTTAAATTATTTAGCAATTCAATACCAGAATAATTAATTAAAAATAATATTTTTCTTTTCAATGACCAATAATTTTGATATACTAATTTAGTATTAAAATTTTTCTCCACTATTAATTTACAAACTTCTGGTATATGATATATATTATAAGCAATAGTATATCCTGACATCATATTTATCATATTACCTCCTTGTCCTATACCAAAGGAATAAGAATTTGATTTAGGTATACAAGTATTGAGTAGAATTATATTTTTTTCTCTTTTTTTAATAATATATTTAGTATTAAATTTTTGAATTCTATTTCTCAATCTTTTTTTTAAAATTATATAATATTCTTCTTTCACTAAGTCCGTTACTAATATAGTTTCTTCCATAAACAAAGTATATTCGTCCAATGGCAATATATAACAAAATGATTTAGTATCTAAGTTATCATTATGGTCTTTCCAATCTATTAAAATAACTTTTTTAATATTATGTTTTTTTCCCATTTTCACTTCAAAACCATAAAATATTTGCTTATAAAATACTAAATCCATTCTATATTGTAATCCTATCGGTTTTCTATAACCTATACCTTCTAATATAAACTTAGTTTCTTTACATTTTAGTGTATTTCTATTAGCGTAATAAAAAACTTTTCTATCTTGAATATCATTAACATTGCCGAAAATAATATCTACCTTGCTATTTTCTAAATAGTCAATTATATAATTGTATAAAACAGTATTATTTATTAGAGCATATTTATCTGGAATATTTAATTTTTTACCATAACAATCTATTTCCATATCCCATATATGACTAAATAATTCTTCTTTTTTAATTAAATCATATATCCACGTATTTTCAATTTGGGATAAAAATAATCCATAAGTACAATGAAAAATATCAAAATTAGGAGCAATAATTCCTAACTTCAATTCCGGATAATTAATGACTAAATATAATAAATAAAGCATAGAAGAAGGTCCAGAACCAATTAAAATAATATCATACATTATTTAGTATTTTTATAAAAATTTTAGATTAAAAACTATTTGATTTAGTAAATTTTTTATTCACTAAATAATTATATTCTCTTTTCATACCAAAATATAAATCCCTATTAAATCCTATAATACAAATCAAAGTTATAAAATGTGTCACTAACCTAAAAAATATATATTTATATTTAGATAAATAATATATTATAGTATCATATTTCTGTGGTATATAACTCTTATTTTCTTCAATATCGTCTTTATATAATAAATTACTACTGTTTAATCCGGAAATCATACAAGGAGCAATACCCGGACCAGGAGACGTAGTTTGCCCACAAAAATATAAATTTTCAACATATAAAGATTTTAACTTAGGTCTAATAAAAATATTTTGGAATTTATCACAACCTAAACCATAGGCATTAAATTTGAAAGAATTAAATTTATTACCAAATGATTTATCTTTAAATATTCTTTTACTAATAATATGGTTTTCGATATCTACTTTACTTGCCAAACTAATTTCTTTTATGACATATTTATATACTCTTTTTATTTCACAACTACTTAATACTATATCAGGATTACTAGGAATTAATATAAACAAGTTTTCTTCTCCTTCGGGTGCCTCAGTAAATAATTTAGTTGTTATATTTAAATAAAATAAAGGCTCCTTGGGTAAAGTTCCATAATTATAAATATGATTAGTGTGATTATCTAATGACCCTTTAAAAAATAAATTATGAAATTGTAATTTATCTAACGTAGTATTTAATGTTATACTAAATAATAAACAAGAAGGACATACTACAAATTTATCCCAATAGGATAGAGGATAAGACCTAAATTTATTAGGTAATAAATGTTCAATATGAAAATAATCTGCGGAATTCATAACATAATCAACTTTAACATCAATCAAATTATTTATATTTTCATTGGTTTTTATTTTTACTTTTGTAATTTTATTATCAGTAAAAATAAAATCTACTACTTCTGTTTCTTTTATAATAGTTATTTTATTTTTATAACAGTATTTAGTAAGTAAATCAATAATTTCTATCATACCTTTTTTTGAAGGGATATATGTTCCTTCTTTAAACATACTATAACTTAGTAATGAATATAAACCAGTAATATTTTTAGGATTAGAACCAATAAATAATGCGGGCCATTCTACTAATTTTTGTATATATGAATTATTAGATATTTTCCGGCATAAACTTCTATAACTTTGAAAAATATTAAATTTATATATATAATAGAGTAATTTAGGTTCTAAATATTCATTAATGAGTAAGTTAGGGTAAAAAATAAATTTAGAAAATCCTTTTTGATATTTATATTTAGAATTTTCCATAAATGTGTCTAAGTTTTTATCACTTTTTGTATCTAAGTTTTTAAAAATACTTTTAATATCTTCATATTCTCCTGGTATATCAAATTCTTCCTTATCAAATATAATTTTAAATTGTGGGTCCAATTTAACTAAATTATAAATATCCTTATCTTTTATACCTAAATTATGATATACACTATTTATTACACTTGGCATCCAATACCAACTAGGACCATTATTTATAATATAATCTCCAAACTTTTGCTGATATAAACGACCTCCTAAATCCCTATTCTTTTCCACTAAAATAACTTTATACCCTTTATTTTTAAGATTTATCGCAGATACTAAACCACTAATACCTCCTCCTATTACTAATACTGTTTTCATTTATTTTAGTTTTATTAACTTAGTACTTAAATAAAAAATTTTGTTTTGTTTTGTTTTATTAAATTTAGCATTCAAAAGTATTTAGACAAACACTCTTTTATAGTTAATCTATTTACTGGATTATTTTCAAGTAAAGAAGAAAGTATAGTGTCTATCTGCTTACCTCCTCCTTTATCCCAATTATAACAAGAATATGTTTTATTTTCTTTATATATATATTTAAGATAATAAAGAGTTCTTCCAAAACAGAAACTGTCTATTTTATATACTAATGTTCTATCCTGACTGAAAGGAACTTTTCCATTTACCAAATAAGCGTCTTTTGCTTTAATTTTAGGTAACCATTTAGTTATTTTTTCTATATTAAAGAACTTAGGAAAATATCCAGGAGTACCTCTAATATTATGAACGTAATCTTCAAATGGTTCCATTGAAGAGAAACCAAAATCTATCAACCTAAATTCCCTTGTTAAAGTATTTACCATAATGTTTTCTGGTTTTATATCAAGATGGCAAATTTTCTTTTGATGAAGAAAACTTAGACCTTCCATAATTTTTTTACTAAAATCTATGATATCGGTATAAGATTTCCAAAAACTGAAGTCTTTTCCATCATTTATATCCATTATGGTATCATATAACTCTTTATCTCCGGCATTATTAATATAGAAACATTTAAGAGGTTCGCCGAATATTTTGAGATCTTCTTGTTGAACTAACTTTTGTAAATGTATATAGAACTTATCTGTCGGTTTTATCAAAAATGTTATTTCGTCTGGTATAGAATAATAATTCTCATAATTTTCTATCTCCCTGATAACTGATAAATATTTAAATTCGTCGTGTCTATCACTAACTTTTGTAATTTTAAACAATTTATTTCTTTTAACAGAAACAAATTTATTATATTGACCTTCTCCAAGTACTATTGAAGAACCTCCGATTTGAACCAAATTATAATTCATTTTAAATAGAAAAAAAAAGATTATTTAAAATCAATTTTTTACTTTATGAATATCTTACACTTCCATATTTAATTAAACTTCCAAAACTTTGGAAATATTATTTTCTACTTTAACATCTTGAAAATGAATGAAGTTATTTAAAACACTCATTTTCGAAGAGTTATCAGTATACCAAATCAATTTTTCTCTACTAACCTCTTTTTCCTCATAAAAATTTATGGTTGTATAAATGGCCGCAATAATTGCTGTTTGATATGTACTTCTTTTTGCCATTTCTAGTTCCTGAATAGTCATAGTAACTAAATCCAGAAGTATAGAATTCATCGAAGACTTATAAGAAAAACTGTATTCCAACTTGAGAATACACATAACGTCATATATCCACTCAACCATAATAGAGTATTCTCCAGAACTTATACTTTTCCCATTTATATTCAAATTCTGAGTAGAAGTATAGTAAACTGTATCAATTCCTCTCTTTGCTACAATTTTGGTTGTATCTATTTCTCCATCATTAAATAACAGTAACTGTCGAAAGTAATAATCGATAAATACTTCTTTGCCTTCTTCTTCCAATATATATACAGGAGCAATCGGAGATGATTCTTCACCAGAATCAATATTAACCCATCCCTGTGGAATTTGATTTAACAATTGCTCATATGCACATTTGAAAGTAGTTTCATCTAGATATAATTCTTGTTCACCTACTTCATGACGTTGAGAAATTTTATAATCTGTATTTTCTTTAGTTCTATTAATACTATATATCATATACATAATAATCTGTTCTTTCCTACACATAGGACAAGAGTTCTTTTCTTTTAACCATGTAGAAATACACGATTTATGAAAGATATGACCACAATGTGTGGTATGTTCATCTTTTGTATCAATATTTTCTAAACAAATAGAACAAGTATTCATTTTTATTTGAAATAATATAGAAAATATAGAATCAATTTTTATTTGTAATGATAGAAAGTATAGATTAAATTTATTAATATTAAAAAATATAGGCTCATTTTTATAAAAATAATTTATTAAATCAATCTAAAGAAATATAGTTAAATATTTTATATAAAAATGCCTAAACGTTCCTATGATTTATCTTTTGGTGTCAATACTATTAAAAGTAGAAACAAAAAAGGAAAAGAAGAAGAAGAAGCGGGAGAACCTGAAATGGTTGATTTAGATATTTTTGGTATGGGAGATTCTGTTTCTGTTAGAGATAATCATATTTATTTTTATGGAAATGTAAATACTAAAAATGCCGTTAGAATTAATACTTCTATTAGGGATATTACTAAAAAACTTTTAATGGTTCAGAATGATTTTAATGTAGGAAATTTAAATATATATCTTCATATTAACAGTTTTGGTGGAAGTGTTTTCGCAGGTTTATCCATTATTGATACTATTATATCTAATCCAATACCAATTACATCTATAGTAGAGGGAAGTGCAGCGAGTGCTGCTACTATTATAAGTGTTGTATGTTCAGAAAGAATTATTAAACCAAATTCTTTTATGTTAATACACCAAATAAGTAGTGGATTTTGGGGGAAAATGGAAGAAATTAAGGATGAATTTATTAATTTAAAAAAACTAACTAAAAAATTAAAATCAATTTATAAAGAACATACTAATATAGAGAAGGAACAATTAAAAGGATTACTAAAGAGAGATTTATGGTTGGATAGTAAGGAATGTTTAGAATATGGTTTAGTAGATAAGGTCGAATGATATAAATAATAGGTTTATAATAATTATAAAAATAATAATACGGTTATAATATACAAAAAATAAATATGTTATTATAAAATGAAATTTTATAATAAAATATTGAATTTACAAAGAAAAAAAACGAATAAATTAAAGAGAAAACTAAATAAATTAAATAAAAATTTAAGTTTATTATGTATAGAAGAAAATTATAATATAGAAGAAGAAAAATATAATATGGATGATAATTTTACGGAAAAAATATATTTTATAAGTCAAATTATGAATAATTTAGAGAATTTTGTGGAAATGTTAAATTATGAAATTAAATATAAATTAAATAAAAAAAAAGAAAATAAAATTATAATTGAAAATAAACGTATAATTGAAAATAATGAAAAAATAAAGAAATTAATAGATTGTGATATTGAAGCACAAGAAATTATAGATAAATTTTTGCCTTTAATGTTATATTATCAATTAATTAAATATTAAATTAAAAAAAAAATATTTTATTAATATAAAATAAAATGTTTATGTATAGACCTCCGGAAACTTTAAAAAAATTCGGTAAAAATAATAAAACTAAAAAAAATAAATATAATAATAAGGAAAAAACTTCTTCTCTATCAAAAAAACCTAGTTTTGCGGCAAAATTAGGTGCTTTTATGTTACAAGGTGTAAAAGACGAAATACATTTTGATAAAGAAAAAGGTTTTTCAAATAAACATATTGGTGTGTATGGAGTATTACCATATTTACATATGAATATTTCAGAAAATGATTTTAAAAAACTTATGGAAGATAGTGCAAAAAATGATAAAGCATATAGTAGAATTTTATCAGACAAATGTAATAGTAAAAATTTAGATAAAAAATTAGAAAAGGTTAAATTTCAATGTGAAAAACAATTACACTCTTCTATTATGGCACTTAATTTAAGTGTTATAGATTCAATTAATGATAGATATAAAATAAGAAAACAAGGACAAAAAAATTTAAAAAAAATTTTAGGTTTTATGAGTTGGCAAGTAAAAAATAATATTATTCCAGAATCATCACTCCAATGGTCAAAATAAATACTCTCATTTAATTTATACTCTCATTTAATTTATATTTTCATATTTTTCATAGTAATATACTTCAAATATTTTTGATAAATATCTTTGTTAAATTTATTATCTAAATTATTCTTATTGATATAGATAATATCACTCGATTTAATATATTTCTTAGGTTTTTGTTCCTTTACTTTCTCTATAAAAGGAGCATCAACCTTCTTAATTAACTCATAATTTTCTCTAAATACCCTATTAATAAAGTTTTGTGCCTTTTCAATATGTAATATCTCCCTCGCACCAGTAATAATTACACTCCCACTCTGAAAAGCCGCAATAGTAATTTTTTTACAATCACCGTCTCCATTACCCTTCCCTTTACCAGTACATTTCTTAGTACAATAACATTTACCTTCATATTGATATCCTTCATATGCCTTATTCCAATAATATTTACTATTAACACCGGGATAAATACCAGGTTCATATCTAGTAACTATATCATATTCCTTAGAAAGTATAGAGAATAAATTATTACGTTTAATTTTGAAGTTAATATTAAAATCACTATTGATTAAAACTATGTCAATATTCTCTATTTTAATAACCGATAAATCTTCAATAGATTCCGCATATATACCAATATTTTCCCCTTTCTTTTCATATATAATTTTAAGCAATTCATCTCTCATTAATACTGGTTTATTATCCTTATCTAATTCATAAAACCCCTCGTCAATATATTGTTCATCTATTAACTCTAAATAATATTTAATAAGTTGAGAATCTAATAAATATTTTACTGGAATTATACCATTGGTTTTCTTCAATTTTTCCATAATTAATTGTAATGCGGCCTCTCCATCTGCTTTTTTTTTAACACCGGTCATTTGGATTTTCCCATTACTAAATATCTTAATATTAATATTCTTTAAGGGATCTAATTTCACAATAATAGTTGCCTGATTAAAGAAAGGTCTATTATTTTTCTTGATATTCATACTTTTCACTGGTTTATCACCATAAACCATTGAAATAATTTTATCATCCAATTTGAAATACCTACTAACTACCTCCAAATTTATATTACAATTAAAACTAGTTATCATAGTCATAGTTGAAATTCTATATTTTGTAGGTTGCGGATAATCTGTTACATCCTTTTTTTTTAAAATATTTTCTTTCTGGATTCGCTTTCCTTCTTCGAGAAAAATATCATTATATAGGTTATTGTATTTATTCATAAACATTTCCATTGCGATTTAATAAACTTGTAATAAATTTACTTAAATTCTTTAAATCAATTTTATATTTTCATTTTTATTTCTAAATAAATAATATATGGAAATAAATACACAGTCACTTTCTCAAAAAACAGTAAAAATACTGTCACAAAAAATCAGTCTTGATTGGATCCACCCATATAAAAACTCAAATACCAGTAAAAGTATCGGTACAGGATTTTTCATTAACGATAAAGGTTATATACTAACTTGTAGTCATGTTGTAGAACACGCTAAAAAAGTATATATCCAAATACCGAATTATGGTAAAGAAAAAATAGAAGTTGATATCATTGGATTATGCCCTGATTTAGACATTGCTCTCTTAAAAACTAAAAATTATAAAAATACGGACTATTACGAATTACACGACCAAAAAACCATTTACGATATTAAACCTGGAAGTGACGTTTACGCTATAGGTTTCCCTCTAGGACAAGATAATATTAAATATACTAAAGGTATTATTAGTGGAAGACAATATACACTAATACAAACAGATACACCTATTAACCCAGGAAATTCAGGAGGACCATTATTACTGGATAATAAAGTTATAGGTATAAATTCGTCTGGTATATTATTTGCTAATAATGTTGGATATGCTACACCAATTGCTTATTATTATTTAATAAAATCACTTTTAGAAAATAATAAGGATAAAATGATTAAGAGACCTTTTTTAGGTTTATCATATCAAAATACTAATAAACCTTTATTAGATGTTAAAAGTTGTAAGTGTGAAAATGGTATATATGTAAAAGAAGTATTTAAAGGTAGTCCTATTTCAAAATCAGGTTTAAATAAGGGTGATATTATATGTTCTATTAATGGTATCAAAGTGGATAATTTCGGTTTATTTGATAAGGAATGGTTTAATGAAAAAATGAAACTTAGTGATATTTTAAAAATGGTAAAAAATAATGAAATGATAAATATTGAATATTGGCGAGGAAAGAAATTACATAAAAAGAAATTTAAATACAATAATTTCGAATTAACAATTAATAAAAAATATGAATTATATGAAAAACAAGCCATAGATTATGAAGTATTTGGTGGTTTTATAGTTATGGAATTAACTGAAAATCATTTAGATAAAATTATAAATAAATTACATTTAGATGACCCCTCCAAAATTACTAACCGCATTAATAATTTTATGAAATACTTAGATAATGAAAATAAAACAGAAAAAAAACTTATCATTACACACGTTTTCCCCAATAGTACTTTATCTAACTTAGAAGTCCTTAATGAATACGATATTATTGAAGAAGTTAATGGTAAAAAATGTAAAACTTTAGAAGATTATAGAAAAGCAATGAAAAATACTACAAAAATTAAAGGGAAAAATTACATAGAAATTATAACAGAAGTTAATAAAAGAGTCGTTCTACTTATATCAGAACTTATGGAAGAAGAAGTAGT